GAGCGAGTTCATCGGAAAACTCATTGATGACGGAATCAATAATGATCTCCCTGTAATCAGACATAAGAAAAGCCCTCCTTTGCAATTCCAAGAAGGGCATGGTATACTAACCTTGCCCTTCGGGGTCCCGGAGTCGCGCTTTCTTTGATTGGTAGTCTAGGAGCGCGGCTCCATTTTTATGTTCTGTTTTCTGTATCATATCAGCAGATCGGGGTGAAATCAAGACGATTTCACTCGACAATAGCCTGCTTTAATTGAGTTGCCGCCGACTGCCGCCGACTGCCGCCGAGTGCCAAGGCCTGCTTTCGACAAGGATATGCACCACACCTGCTTTAATCGAGTCCCACCAACTCCATCATGCGGAGATCGAGTTCTTCCAGTAGTCTCTTTATAAGGTCTTTGATCTCTGAAATTGTCAGGCGCGAGATTTCTTCATCATTCATTTTCGTTGCCTACGATATCGTCAAACTCTACCTGTGTCAGTCTCCCAAGATTCAGAAGATTTTCAAGCATTGCGCGATTCCAAAGACCTGCGTCATAGTTTCGCTTTGCGATTAAATAATATCTCTGGCTCATTCTTCTACCTCCTCGACATCCTCATCCATGATTTCCGGGTGGTCGCAAATTGCGATGTATTCCATAAAAGCTTCGTATTTTTCTTTCAGCGCAAGCGCGTTTTCAATATCTTTCGCTTCGCCAATATCCATTTTACTTTTTTTGATCGTTATATTACTCATGATGTTTCGCCTTTCCACAGATCGTCATACCATCTGTTCAATCTTCGTCTTTAACCACTTGCAGTGTTCAATCGCTTCTTTCTGCAACTGGATTCTAATTTTTGCTTCGTCTTGCTTACGGTTATCGTAATCTTCATTTGCACATCGACAACAATGGTAAATCATCGCCGCTTCATCGTTGATGCGGTTGATAAGACTACTATAGGTGCGATCAAATATCTTGGGATTCGCAGTAACAGTTGTTGTATGCTCATACATATCCAGTATGACATCAAGTACGGAAAATCTGTGTTCTGACTGGTCTTTCTTCCTTACACTACTCATTCAGGTATTCTTTCTTAGGACTCCGCCCGCAGGTGTGCGGGCGGGATAGTGTCGATCATTCAGATAAAAACACGCCCGGCGCGCACCGAAAGGCGCTGTAACTGCCCGCCGTGCTCACATAGCCACCCGTGTAGCTGCACCAAACGTAGCTCGCGTTGCTGCGGGAAGCCGAGCGACGGAAGCAGTACTGCGCAGAAGTCGGAGCATTTAGAGCGTACTTGATAAGACGCGCATAAGTTTGACCCGTAGGAGCAGGTGAAATTCTCCCCAGAAGCCGTTTATAATATTCCCAGTAGTCTCCCTCTTTTCCCGCGAACTGCGGAACGCAGTACATCTGTTCAAGTGAGGCAAGGAATACGCGATCATAAGTGATATCCTCGACGTTATCGTCGAAGTTACTAGCCACTGTTACAACCTTGATCGGTTTGAAATGCCTTATTACATCTTCTGCGTAACCGGCAAGGAATCCGTCAAGAGTGGCGGCCTGTGCAGGTGGACGATCCCAATCATTCATAGGCAACCACCAGTGACCTGCGAGGGCAGAAGAGTTAAGTCTCTGGCGGAGCGCACACTGTGACCATCTGCCGTATCCATAAACGACTCTCGACGGTGCATTAATCTTCCCATTCGTGGCGTGCTCGCTCGTAGAACTGGTTTCACCAAGCTTAGTTCCAGCCGCTCCATTTGATGTTGTTCCGCTCTGCTTTGCGGTTGTGTCGCCTTTAGCGTACACGTACCAATTTCTTCCCGCTGTCGGATTGTTTGCGTAATCCTGCCCGCAGTCAATATATAACTGATCCCCTCCGGCAGGAGTTTCCGTTAATGTGATCTGGATGTTCTGGCCTGCTACCCATCCTGTATTATAATTTCTTCCTATGGTTATATAGTAGTTCCCCGGTGCCTCTGTGCCGTCAAAGTATGTGATGGCTTCCGGTGCGTCGAACGGCACTCCGGTTGGTGTAACCTTGTCCCATTCCCAGAACGCGCCATGAATAATTTCGCCGTCTTCGAGTTCTGCGTCGCCTTCGTGGCAGAGATTAAACGCCGGGTTATAGTTGTTTTCGCCCTCGCGCCACGCCGGAGCAATCTGGTCACCGTAATCCATGACCTCTAAAATGTTGCCGTTCTTGCAGAGTGTCGCGACCGTCATGACATCCGACACAAGACTTGCGCGCTTATCAGATGCGAGCAGGTCAATCGCCGCATTCTGGTGACTGATTAAATGATTCTGAGCCTCAAGCAGATCAAGAAGCTCCTGTGCCTTTTTACCTTCCCATATACTTAAACCCATTTTTTATACCTCCCCTTAAGCCGCCGCATATGTGACGGTCGTTTCCAGTGTTGTGAGATTTGTTACTATCGTGAGTGATTCTCCCGTATTCAAGGTTCTGACCTCTGTTATGGTATTCTCGCCATAGGTAAAGACATCCGTTCGAATTGCTACACCTGAACGGTAATGTACGATCTGCGAGACAGTACCATCCGCGAAAGTATAGGACTGAACAGTGTCAGGAATCTCGTCCATTTGCAAGATAAAATCTTCCTTTAATTGTGTGGTTTCCTGATCCAGCGCCTCAATGGCGTCATCCATCTCGTTAAGTTCGGACGCCATCAGGACGGCGCCGGACTGGTAGTTATGTTTTGTATATGCCATTGGTTACCTCCTTAGTCGAAGAGTTCGTAAAGCATGTAGATGCCGTTACTGATTTTGTACGTCGGATCACTTGGTAGAACCGGAGAACTGCCAAAGCAGATATATACATCAAGCTTATCCTCAAAATACAGACCACCAGGATAATGAGTAGTGTATTGATCAAGAACACCATCAACAACAAGTTCATGAGCGTTCTCATACATTACGCTTGAAGCACCGGATATTGTCCCAAAAGATCGCCCCTGAGGGGATAGTCTGCCATTTCTTACAGTTCCCTCAAGTAATCCAAAAATACCTTCTGAACCGTTACCAATAATTTTTATAAGATTCGATGTTATCAACGCATGACCTGTACCGTCTCTTGAAGTTTCCATTGGTACAAGGTTGGCTCCCTTCCTGATAACTGTTTCTTCATCTTTTATTATTTGAAGACGTGCATGTGAATTTGCCTCTGATACATCTGATGTTGTTGTGTTATACACGCTTGGGCTTGTGTAACACCCATTGCCGAATACGGCAAGCATATGTAATACACCCGGACCATCAAGCGATGCGATGTGCGTCATCACTGATCTCGAAGGCGTATTGTTTGCAGCAGAGGAAATATTGCTTATTACGCCGGCAGATCCCGCCTCAAACCTCTTAAAATAAAATTTAGACGGCGAACTATTTGCGCCGCCCATCCCAAAACCAATTACATCAATAGCCATCAGCTCACCTCCGTAACCTCGAAGATCACCGGGAGATCAATCTCCGGCGTCTGTCCGAGTGCTGTGATAATGTTGTTGCTCGAAGATCCCACCATCCTCGCACGGGCGAAAGCTTTCTGCTGTGGAAGCGTTGCCGTGCTTCTCAGCGAGATTTCAAGATTATACTTATCAATTGCGTACTGCCCTTCGAGGTTGTACGTCCCATCTGTTCCCCACTGCGATGCAAGCAGGGTTCCGTCAACGAATGAGGTCCGGGATGGCAACTTCTTGGCAAGTGCGAGGTAACTTGTCACGCCTGTACCGCCACGCTCCAGGCCGAGCACGCCGTCTGTCAGATCATCCGTGCTGTGGTCATGCTCTTCCGGAGCTGCTCCGACTTGTGAATACGTCACGCTGTGAGGGTTTGTATTATCCCTCAGATGCTCCAGTATGGTGCTGACTGCCTTCGCAAGGATCCCCATAAAAACCGACAGTTTCGATCCGCTCGTGGGGACTGTCAGAGTTCTGGGGGCGGTGAACGTCACAGTCTGATCGGACGGTGCAAGGTTCGGGACATTTCCAAGTCCGACCTGCGCCTTAGTCACCCGGTGCGGATTGTTGTAGTCGTGCGTATGGTTCTCGAATGTCTCCGTTGTGACATAACCGACTGCTCCGGAGATGATCGCCGTCACGTGTTCTGCGTTGCCGATCGCAACTGCGATGGTATAGTTAAATGCGATTATGGTATCGGATGCATACTTTTTAACCAGCGCCGCACTTGTGCCGGCATTGGCGTAAGCATAAAGAAATGGCGTCCCCCCATCGAGTGACGCAAAAACACCGATCTCACGCAGATAAAAGTTCCCTGCCAGATCGGAGTTATTGAAAAGAAAATTGAGTTTTGCCAGAGAATCAACAACTGTGATCTCCGTGATCCCGACCGTCATGACCAGATGCACCATGTCGGTCAGAGTGTCGATTCGTGACGGAGTGTTACCATCACCCAGCTTCACATTCGTAAAGGTGATAGTCTTACCGTCATGCACCGCCCGGAGCACGGCATTGATTCCAGCATTCGTGAGTTGTAAGTTTGGAAAATTCATATGTCCTCCTCAGCCGAGTGTATTTACTTCGAGGATGTTTCGATCAAGAATCAGCGGCCCGGTGTACGGGAACTCTGGCTCAACACAACCGGTCTGCATGACGAAAGCGCCTTGCATGATAGAACCGAAATAGATCTCCTGATCCATGTCCGTCTGCAGGTTGATGCCGTCCAGGTGTGCGGACAACCTCTTGACGGTATTAATCGCCGTAAAGAGATCATCCAGATCGTACCCTTCCATGTTGATATCGATCCGATAGTGTCCCGGATCCCCGCCATACTCGAACCAGTTCAGACTTTTGCCGTTACCGACCGCCGTCTGGATAGCTGTGTCAACCGCGTACTTCGTGCCGTCCTTTGCACCGACCTGTATGGCCGTCTTAATCAGCGCGCGCTTCTTGTCGATATCGAAATCACGCGAGTAGTATCTGACATGGAGCTCAACCGCGAGATAGTCAAGTACGGTATCACCGGCCTGATCGATCGCGGCATATACCAGCGCAGTCTGTGAGATCAGAAAGAACCGTGCATATTCCTGTTTGAGCGCATAGCTGATCGCAACCACTTGCGGCTGTCTGATAAACTCACCCGGCAGAATATCCTTAAGTTCTCCGTCTGCCAGATTAATCATCCTGAAGTCCTCCGTATGTGATCGTCTTGGTTCCAAGCTGTGGGATGGCCGTACCGGCCACCTCTGCAAATGCCGGACTGTTTACGACAACACGCTTTGCACCTGCAGCCATGCAGAGCTCAATCAGCTTGCCCGGCTCGATGTCGCGTCCGATCCTCCCGCTCTGCCAGTTGGTATATTCCGTGACGGCCTGCTCAACTGCCGTCTGAATATCTGCAGCCGAGAGCGCATCCGATCGGTTGATGTAATATGTCAGATCCACGTTATACGTCACGATCTCCGGAGACGATACGGATACCTGATCCGTTAAAGGGATAACGCCTTCAT